TTGCGAGAGAGAACTGCTGAAGGCCATCATCCATCATGCCAGCGAAAGCCTGGACCAGCAGCTCATCAGATTCAGGATGGTCAATAGGAATATTCACACCAGAATTCTTCAACCGATTATCTTCAAGCCAGGTCCTGATCATATCAGCCTGGGCATCGAAGCGGAGCCGGAAGATCTTGAACAGCTCGACCTCCCATGCCTCCTTCATCGCTCGACCAGGCTCCTTGGGATCACGCCTCTTGTAACCTTCAGGGAGAACCAGACCGTAGGAATCCACGATCTCATCAATTACTTTATGGACAACCAGTTTACTCGGATTCACTTATCCCCCGAAGCGTATCAACAGCCTCAGTGACAGATTCAATCAGAGCAGACTTATCCAGATCAAGCTGCTCCCGAATGGCTGTGGCCAGGGCATCAGGATCCGGACCAGCCACCGCTGGACTTGGAGCTGGAGAAGGTAACTCCTTCAGCAGCTGGAATTGCTCAAACTCGTCCAGAACATTGAAGTCGAACAGAGCCGGATCCCTACCCTTTCTCAGATAATTGCGGAATTGCCTTCGTTCATTCCCAGCAGCTTCCTCATGAAGATGATCAACATGATCAACCCGAACTGCAGCCTTACCAGGAACTTCATCCGGAGGAAATACATCAGTCTCCATCTGGCGAGCTTCTATCATCATCGAGTCCAGTTCCTCAGCCACCATGCCATCAGGGAGATCAAGCCCCAGCATCTTCGAAGCGACCGAAGGCATAATCCCACCACGCCGATAATTGACGAAAGCAGTGGAGCGTTTAGTCTCATCCTCTTGGAATACATCAAGAGTCTGTTCCCTGGAAACAAAGCGATGGCCAGTACGGGAAAGGACCTGAGCATTCAGAACGGAGATCAAGAACTTGAAATCAGGGACCGCAGTCAACTCATATAGCAGCCTGGAATCCTCCTGGGCTGTAGCGAAGTTGGCTGATTGAGAGAACATGATAGTCTGAGGAACACCCAGAGCGGTTGAAATATCCTCACGCTTCTCTTTGGACAGGGCTGAGTTGGATAACCCCTCAAGGCCCTCACCGATCACCGTAGGAATAACAGCATCTGCATTGATAACCTTCGCAGCAAACGCATTACCCAGGCCATTGATCACCCTGGTAAACCAGGTCTCCAGCTCTTCCTTCTGATCGGGCTGAGTGGTAGAAGGCACACCTAAGATCGTAGCCTTGATTGCTCCACGATCGAAGAAGATCCGAGCGAACTCATCACCAGAGTACAGGACACCAGCTGCAGCCAGGGCAGCCGTAGCCGGAGATGATAACGGAGGACCCATCTCAACAAACTCATCCGGGGTCCAGAAGTAAACGATATCATCAACTGGCATCGGCCTCTTACCAGCTGCAGTCATTCGCTCGAAATTGACCAGGCCTTTGACAGGATCGATAACCGGAGCAACCGTAGTAGGAAGTAGATACCGGAGATCCATTGTCCGATTCATTGCATTGTACTCTCGGAAGAAATAAGAATAGCCAAACAGGGCCAAGGCCCCAGCAGCCTTCTTGAGTAACATATGGGGGTTGGGCAGCCAGCCCAGGACGTTCTGATAATCATCAGAGCGGTCGACTTCCTTATCGCCCTTGAAAATAGAGAAGGGAATGGATGACACAGCATGCCTACGAACCTCAATGCCCCTGAATAACCAGGGAACTTTCTGCCGAAGGACCTGCAGGTTCTTCCCAGAGTTGGATGCAGCAGTCAGAGCCTGGAACATCGTGCTACCAGGCTGGACCGAACTCAGCGCCACCTTCTGATTCCCATCAAAGAACATTGCATCTTGACTTGTCATACATCACACCCCTTTCAAATCAACCAGAAACTATTCATATCACCCTCGTATGCGTAGCGGAGAGGATCAATGAGATGATTATTTTTATCAATTGGAGTTGGCGGGGAAATTGTTTCGCCATATTTATCCTTCTTCCACTGAGCTTGCCTCAGTTCATTCTGCATTTGAATACAATTGGTATCAACTATAATCGTATGCTGCTGCAGCCACTGGATTCCATGCCGGACCGAATCCTTCCCCTTCACCGCACCGACCGCATTTGCCCCATATTTTACCAGCTCGGCAATGGACTTCGGCTCAGCAGAATCCCACACGACCATTCCCTTTCCCACCATGCCAGTCTGCCGGATCGCTAAGAGATCATTCGTCAGCCCTTGCTCATACATTTCATTATACACATAAATGATCTTCTTAGCACGATCATAATGCGTAACCACGATAGTGGCCGGATCCTTTCCAAAGCCGAAATCGCCCCCATTCCTGTGGTTGGTAAACTGATCATGCATACCAGAGAGATCCTTGATCTTCCAATTCTTGAAGATCACATCACCCAGGACACCCCAATTCCCATAGGTGTAAACAGCCTTGAAATACTCATCGGTCTCATCCAGCAGGGCCTGGATATCCTGCGGAGTATTCCAGCGGTTGTGAATGTGCCAGGTCTTCAGGATGACCAGCTCCGGAGAGTTGAACACAGTCTGATCCTCAGCCCAGCCAATCGGCTCGAAGAACTCCTTGAACAGCCAGTGCTGCTGGAGGATAGGGTTGAAGCTGAAGGTGACACGCTTGACCACATCAGCATCACCACCACGCATACGCTTCTGGAGAGTCTTTAGATTGTCCAGGGTTGCTTCGGTTGCCTCTTCGAACCAGATATCAGTGATAGCCCCATGAGAAGCTCGAATAGACTTCAGCTTCTCGGTATCATCCAGGCCGATGAAAATTGCCTCACGACCGTTTACGCATTCAATGATCTTCCTGGAATAGCGGAATCGGAACAGGGACTGCAGCCCCCAGGTATTGATGACCGACTCGACCTCAGCCCAAACGGACTTGGTAAGATAGCGAGCAACCGCCCTGGCAACCAGGTAGTTACGATCGCCGGAAAGCAGATCAAGGACCAGCCTCTGGGCCAGGAATACAGACTTGCCAGAAGTGGATCCACCGTAATAAATTTGAATAGGTTGCTGAGCTTCTAGATAGGGAATATAAACTTCATTGAACATCGCCCTGGAAACTTCAATCGGGACAACGGTCTCACTCATTCGTCAAGGTTACCTTGAACTTCAGCTCCCCACCACCAGGACCAAATATCTCGCTCTTAGTCGGAGCATCCAGGCCAAGATACCTGGACCGCCGATCCATGATCCGCATACAGGACAGGACAGCCTTCGGGTCACCTTTCACTGCTCTGGTAAAGTTCTTCACAAACATGTTATCAAGTCTTTCCAGTTCCATCCTTCTGACCTGTTCAGCATCTGCTTTGATCTCTTTATTTAGCTTATCAAGGACAGCCATCACGTCTTTGTACGCATAACGCTCATCATAGCCTTTCGGAAGCCGGCCAGGATACTTCTCAATCATCGCCTTCGAAATTGTACGGTAGGTCAATCCTTGCTTCTTCAGATGGAATACAGAAGCCCTTCTCTCAGCAGCCACAAGATAATCAGGATGCCCTTTAGATTTTGCCATTGGTGACTCCCTTATGTGTTCCTAACTCCATCAAGTATACAATTCCCCACCACAGTGAGGGCAAAGGTCAACAGGGATACTATCTTCAATCTCAGGCAACCTTACTGTGTTATCTCCTGCAATTATACCCAATTCACTCTCCCAGAAGCCCCAAGCTAGTAATTCCTCTACCTCGAATTCATTGGCCAAAGCATCATAATCCCACCAACCAGTAGTACCCCTGTGTAAGAATACTGTTAGCTTCTCCCTCTCTTTCTCTGTCAGTTGACGATCAGACTGCCTTACTTCAATAATGTGACCTGGACCATACTTATCTAATAACACGTTCAATCTCTGGTGCCCGTTATATAATTCTCCCCCAGGACCCACTGCTACAGTCTCAATCTGCCCGAAAGCCTCAAATGATTCCAGTAACCTGGCAGCCTGGTCACCTTCTATTTGCCTTGGGTTTCTCTCCCAGGGCTTCAGATCAGATAACTTCATCCTTGAATTCTTCCAGGTAGGTCTAGCCATAGACTATTTGCCCCAATAATATCCCGATAATAAACGCAAGCTCAATAACTATTACTGCCAGAACCATTTTGATTTGATCCATGCTATCCTTCCTCAAATAACGGTATTTGTTTTCCGGCGTCAATAATGTTTTGAGTACTAATAAACATCTGGTCACACTGTAATTCCCAATCGCAGTGCCTGCACAACACCCAATCTTCTTCACCATAGATATCAACCGGATCATGAATCTGGTCTCCACAACTCTCACAGACAACAATATCCATCGTTTCCTCCATTATACACTTATCTTATTCCCCAGATGCCAGCATACCGGATCTGGAGTGGACAGCCTCAGATAACCAGCAGCATCCATAGCCTCATCTAGGACCGGAACATGACCTCGCATCCTGTGGGGCCAGTAACCTGGATCGATCTCCAGCAGCCTGGACCGCAGAGCCACGAACTGATAGTGCTTGGCCCCCACAACAGCCTTCACCCCAGCCTTCGAAGTATGCCATTGGTGATCCTTCAAAGCCCTGGTTTCAACACTATCTAATTTCCACTTCACACTTGCTGCCCACTGCTTCAACGCTTCCGGATTCTGCTTCTTCCACTTCCCAGGCAATCCCTTTGCAGCCCTCGCACAATGCTCAGCAGACCAGCCAGCACAATTTCCAGACACCATCCCAGCCCTGGGGTAAGTATCCAGGATCTCCAATAGCCTCGGCAACCAGCCGTAATCATACTCGACATCATAATCAGAAT